TCTTTTAAAAATTCTTTATTTATTCCTTTTGCGTATAAAGGCTGATAGCCAAGTTCACCACAAGCAGCAGAATAAGATCCAAAAAACTTTTTATACAAATCAATAGAGGGCAAATCATATGTTTTAATTTCTATATGATTAGGAGCATATTTTAATTTTTTACCTTCTATTCTATAATTTAATCTAGATAGAATATAGCTTTTTACTTCTTTCTCCGGTGCAGTCTCTGCCCACTTCTCGAGATTTTCATTACTTATAAAATCAATATTAAAATAACTATCTGCATCATGAAAGGGCAGCAATTCACCTGTAAGTTTATCTTTTCTTTCATATACTTTTTACATAGTATTCATTAGGATAAATGTTATGAATTTTAGATAAATGCATATGTAGTCCTTTATTATTTTTAAAAGACTTTCCACATATTTTACATTTAACATTCATCTTTATTCAAATACAGGTCTAATAGTGACTGGGTTAATTTCCTCACTAACATGCGAACTTAGTAAACTGTGATTGAAAAATAGAGTCCAATGCTTTGTTATCATTAGGGAAAGACCACTGCCGTAAGTTGTGGTGTGATATGCGCCGTAACTATTTGATGAATTAAAAATATCACCATACTCATCGGTTGTGAAATTTTCATGAGCCCTGCTTTCATCACTCCCGCCTACAAGATTATTCGTGTTCGATGTCCATATTGTTTTGTATCTGATCATCACATTGTATGTTTGTCCCCCCATTACTGTAAAGCGAGCTGTCTGTTCTGGTATCTATCCAAACCTTTCCATCGTCTTCTAGGTAGTATGTATCTGCCGTACCACTCATGCCATTTATCTTATATTCCCTGACACCCAAAGCACTGTTGTAAGGAAGCCTCATTTGGATGTATGTTCCTTCTGGTGTTGCTTTTTTGTATGTTAACTTTACTGTAGTGTCATCTGTTAAAGTTAGCGTCTCATAGGTTCCAGTAAAAGAAGTTTCGGATCCATTAACATAAAACTTATCTACCGCGCGATCAAATGCTAGTTGTCCAGGGTAAATTCTAACTTTAGCTTGCCTTTTAAATTCTGTAGAAGCTCTGATACTTGAAGAAAATGTTCCAGTATTGTACTGGTATGCACTTCCGTTCCAGTATGTTCGGCTGTTTATATAATTAATTCTATAGAACTCATCTCCTGATCCTGGAGGTTGATGTGTTAATGTAACTCTTTCACTACCAAATACCGCCTTTATGGTTGTATTCTCGGATATTGTTAAAGTTCCTGATCCAGCAGCGGCATTGTCAAAACTTTTTGCTACATTATTAACCTCTATTTCTTTATTCTCCCATCCAGTATTTGGGTTCAAGTTATAAGACACAGAACTTCCCGACAAGAGATTTAGATCTTCGTTTCCTAATTGAAGATTAAGCGCACTTACAGATCCTCCATTTGCTTGTAATTCGCCATTAACAACTCTGCTATTTTGACCCCCAAGCAATTGTCATAGAACCTTCCAGGCTAAGAATGTCAGCGTAAACGTTGTATACTGCTTTCGCCTTAACTGCCCCAGTAATAGTAACATCGCTTCCTGAACCATTCCATAAACCTTGGGAGATGGATTGCCCTATAATATTGCCATTTTTCTTTATAAAATCAAATTCATATAGTGAACTATGCTCCTTCAAGCTAATTGCCCATTCTTCATTACTTTTGAGAGTTATGCTTTGTCCGCCTGATATCGAATATTGTGTAAAGGAACTTGTAAATCCTGGTATAAGTCTAAATTCATCATATTGAGTGCTATAAAGAAGAATGGTTGCGTTTGCAACGTTATCCAATGTAATAGTATATTCCTGATAATCGTCTCCGGTGACCAACGTCTCTCCAGGCTTTAATACTACTACTGTTCCAGGTGCGGGAAAGTTATAGGGCCCATAAATCGATCCTGGAGTTATATGAAAAGATTTTTTGTCACTAGGGGCGATGACGGTGATATCTTGACTTGATGTGTTTTTTATTCCCTCACTAATTTTACTATCATCATTAAATATTTCATTGAGCCTATAATCTTGATAGGGGGTTGACTTATTTGAAATTCCTGCATTCTCTATCTTGCGGCTACTTCCTTCATAGAGATTAAACCCATCCGGTATTACCGCATTTTCTCCACTTACCACGAGAGTTTCTTTAGTTGTTGGGTTGAATAATAATCCAGTATTTCCTGTTCCTAGCTGTATTGATTTGGATGATCCTGAATTATTTCTTATACCGCTCGTCGGACTAGATACAAAAGTTGATAAATCCGTTCCTACCCCACTTATCTGGCCTCCAGTATAACCTGCATCACTTATACCTTGGCTTTCTCCTATTACCGCCGTATCTCCAGGATTTAATGTCATATTAACTCCTGCACCGCCATTAATCATTTTCACTCTTCTATTAGAGTCTAATATTACGGCATTATGCCCGCCTGGAACAGGAATATTCTTGGAGGAGTCGGAGGTATTAGTTAATCCACTGGTGGCGTTTCCAATTAACGAACTCACATCAGTATTAGAAGATACTAGTGAATACTGATTTGTTAACGTGCCGCCTCCATCATATTCCGCATCTTCAATTCCATTACTTTTGCCCCTAAACATTGTTTGGCCTGGCTGTAGCTTTTCGTAACCAGGCTCACAATCATCGGGACTTTTCTTTTCCCTGCTTATTGTTGTATATGGGTTTCTTGCCGAAAATATGCCAACTGAATTAGTGAATCGAGTTCCTATATTAAATTTTCTCAGCAGGAGGCTCAAGTTAGCTCTACTTTGTTGTAGTTGCAGTTTACCAGAATTATTATCTTTCGCAAGTAAAGTTTCTTTTGTCCCGTCATCTTTTTCTATTTCTTTTGTCGCAACGGGTACACAAATAGGCTCAGTTGTATTATTGGTTACGCCTTCGTCTGGGTCATCGATTAAGTCCGAAACCTCAACTCCATTAATTTCTGTACCAGGGACATATCCAGCATTATCTACCCCATTATCGTCTCCAGTATTTATTTTCCATCCGGGAGGAACTGTCTGTATCCCTGGACCTAATATTTTAATTTCATTATTTGGACCGATTAATGTTCCCTTTTTTCCTGCTGGAACTTCAATTGTAATATCTTTTTCTGAATTATTTGCTATACCCTTATTTCCTCCTGATAGTAATTTATCTAAAGGAACAATACCTACGTCCTCTTCGTTCTGTAAATCGCCGGTTCCACCGTAACCCGTATTTCCTACACCGCTATCATCATTTCCATATATAATGCTATCTCCCGGTTTTAAAGTTAAACTACCAGGCCCAGCTATTGTGACCTCTCCATTTGCATTAATATGAATAGCATTATGGCCTGGAGGTACTTCAATGTTTGAATCTAAATCTGTATTATTAGTTGAACCTCTTCTCGTGCTGGAGCCACCTGTTAGTCCGCCTACATCAATATCAGATCCATTTATATTAACACCAGTCTCTCCTGTAGTTATGGGGGAAAATCGAGCGGTCTGCAGGAGGAGCTGTGTCTTCAAAAATTGTGTCTCCTGGCTTAAGAGTGATACTTGATATATTATCTTCGTCAACTTTATACTTAACCACTGTTCCATCAGCTTTTTGAACTATTGCATTATTTACAGGTCGATATTCGGTATCTCCTGTCGTGTTATTTGTCGTGCCTCCATTTGAATTAGAAAGAAAAGGGCCAGAGCTGGGGTTGCCTGATTCGTAAGGTTCCGTTGATGGATCAACACTATGACCCCCAGTATTAGTATGTGTTCCTCCTTCATACCCAACACTTTCTTGGGCCGGATCTTCTTGGCTAATCTTTTTTTCATTACCTCTAAATAAAGTATCTCCAGGCTCTAAGTTGATATCTTCATCTCTGATATCAATCTCTTGAACTGTTCCATTTTCTGAAACTTTTAAACATTTGCAGTACTCTGCACAGCTTTTTTCTTTTTGTATGACAACAACCTCTGTTGTATTGTTCTGCCTTCCTGAGTCTGGGTTACTTAAAACATTAGACGGAGAAACTTCTTTCCCTGAATCAGTTATGTATGAGCCGCCGTCATAACCCGCATCATCATCATCTCCTCCCTCAAAATAAACAGTTTCTCCCGGACCTACATTAAATGTATCGCCTGGATTAAATATTTCAGGCCTTACTCTTTGGTCAGGAGGGTTATTTTCTTTTGTTACATAACCCCTTTTAGTTGCAGTTTTAGTAATTGTTGTTTTACTACTATTATATGTACCCTTGTCAGTTTTCTTGCCTAATACATCTCTTGGCTTTGGTCTGTCGGGGTCATAATATTTGCAATCATTATGTGTTAAAGGGTGCCAATTATCCAAAAACGGACACTCTATTCCCTGAGAAGGAGGTGTTTTTCTTTTTTTACCTGGAGGCCTTCTAGTAAATGTTGTACCTCCTGGTGGCACATTTACAGGTTGATTTTTTGTAATGGTCTGAGTAGATCCGTCCCGCTTAATTAGCACGCCATCTTCTGGCGGAACATAAACCTGCTGGACTTTTGTTGTGTTTTTCTTACCAGAACTAATTTCGCATTCACAATTATCGGGATCTATCCATTCAGTGACATATACTACTTTCTTCTCTTCAGTTACATGGACTTGCTTTTTTACTTTTACCGTATTGCCTGATCCGTCATCTTCTTCTACTTCAATGATTTCTGGTTCTCCAATATCTGCCGGAGGGCTTCCTGGTGGATCATTTGCAGGATTTTCTTGGTCTGGGTCTTCTACTTTTTTTGAAATAGTTTCTTCATCACTCCCAGCCTCTTCCTCGTGGGGTTCATCTTTATTCGGTTCTTTTTTACTAGGGTCATCAGGGCATATATCCGCATCTTCAGTTGCGGCAGTTGAGAATGCAGTCAAGTTTGCAAAGCTGTGAGATGTTCCACCTACTGGCAAGCTCATGTTTTTCACTGAATTGCTTAAATCGCAAACCCTTACTGCACCAAAGGTTGGAGCAGAATTCCGGACAAAATAATCCCATCCTGGGCTAGTTCTGTCTGGAGCAGCAGGAGAACCCATAGCTATATATCTACCACTAGGGCTAAGATCAATTTTTGAAAGCATACTTCCCGAGCCAGGGCCATGACTTGTATAGAATTCCTTCCAGGCAGTCACATTCCAGTAGCAAACTTCAACCCTTCCAGTTAGCCATGCAGTATCTGAAAAGCCAACAGGAACCTCTCCGGCTCCGGGTGTAGAATATGCCAAAATGTTACCTGCATCATTAAGTGCAACCTCATGACCAGGACTGCTCTGACCCGTGCTGGTAATTGAGCTATGCCCGCTCCATGCATTGTCTGTATATGAAAACTGGGTATCTATATTCCACCCATAAACTGACATAAATCTTGCTCCAGCTTTTACATTTGGTGCTGAGACTGCAACCATTGTACCGTCACCATTAATTGCTACTGACTTTCCAAAATTCCCCCGAGTATAAAGTTCTTTTTGGCTCGGACCTTCAGTTCCTGCATTATTTCCAGTAGTATAAGTATGTTTATGTAAAAATTGATAACTCTCTTCGTCAAATGTAGCCTTAGGATTGTAGTTTGCAGGGGTAAGAGACCTACCAACCCTCTTCCAGTCCCCTCCGCTATATTTAAAAACTTGAGCCCTTCCTATTCTTTCTCCCCAGGGGCATTGATAGTAAGGTGACCCGACCACTATGCAGTCTCCATCAGGTGTCATGTCAAGACCTATGCCGAAACCCTCCCAATCTTCTACTCCTTCCAGTGTAGAGCCTTTTTGTTCCCAGGTGTCTGCTCCGGCATTGTATGTATATACCTTAACCCTCCCTTTATGAAAATTTCTAGGAGTAAAATTTCCTAGTCTATCTTTTTGACAAATACCTTGAACGTTGTGGACTGCAGAGACAGCAAGCGTGTTTCCGTCTTGGCTTAACTTTACTTTGAATCCAAGTCTGTCATATTCCTCTCCTCCTATTATTTGTCCCTTATCTACCCATTTTTTCTCTATAGTGGTATAGCTTCTAGTCTTTGGTCCAAACATTCTGTTTAGTTTTTCAACTTTTTCTACTTCTTGATCTACTAAATGCTTAACCTTTACATAACCACTTTGTGCCCTGCAGTAGCTAGTAACATGCTGGTGTGCCCCTATGGCCATTACGGTACCGTTATAATTTATATCAACACTTGCGCCTAGATAGTCGTGTGCCGCAAAACCGCCCGCCTGAAGGCCTCCGTATCCAATTAAGTCTATGCTTTTCTCTCCAAGTAGATTAAAGGTAAATGCCTCTGCTAGTCCAGACTTTTCTGCCATCGGACATCCAACCGCAAGTGCGTTTGTTGCTCCTTCGTCAGCTACAGCTACACTATACCCCATACCCTGGATACCTTGAAACCAAGGTGAGCAAACGATGCCAATCCTCTCTTTTATCTCTCTATAGAATGGCCATATTTTTTCTCCGTCAAGCCACAATTCTGAACCATCAGGAATATCGGGATTCGAGTATAGGTTACCAGATTTTTTTTCTAATATAGTTCCTATATCATATTGAGCTCCTGCAATTTTGCTGCCAATATTTGGTATCGTTCCCGAAAGTAGATTGGACCTTGCAAGATTTGCTTTTGTTGCATCATCTATGTATACTATTCTCTCAACCTTGCTGAGGTCTACTCGCCTGTGCAAGTCATATCTATCATAACCACCACTCATGACTGTACAGCTGTTATACTCATACCATCTGTTTCAAAGTTTTTTGTTAAATTATGGAGGCTAGAAGTATCATTTATATCGTAAGCATCTGCCCAATATGTATGGTCAATCCTATCTGCAGACCATGATCCTCCTTCTTTTTTCCATTTAAATGATTCATTAATCCATGGTTCTTGATCTATAGGTATTTCCCATGTAAACCCAGTTTCTATTGGTCCGTAGAAATCATTTGAGGCATCTGGAAAATTGTCTGTCGTCCATAGTATGGGTGACGAAAATCTACCAATGTTAACTCTTTTAACTGTTTGATCTGGTAAATTTGGATGGCTTAATGTCTTTTGAAAATATATATTATCTTGAAATAAATCCATTCTATCCCCTCTACTCTTAAGAGTGTCATCGAATTTATATTCAGAATCTCTAACCAACACCCTTAGCTCAAATCTAAAATCTAAGCCCCCGCTAATTCCTGACTCACTAAAATTAGGGTAATATACTCCTAATAATATATATGTGCCTGCCGATGATTTATTGGTATAAACTCCTGTGAAATAATCGCTAGAAGATTGTTTTTTATCTGTAAAATAAAACCCACTTCTGCTTGGCCTCCTGCTTGATACACGTAGCCTGTTTTTTGTATAAAGAAAGCCATGTCTTGCTTGCTCTTTGCTCGTTATGGAATCATTTTTTTTAGCTCTGTAAAAAATTGGATAATATGTTCCATTGATTCCTTCGTTCTCTGAAGACCAGGTGTTGTCCCCATCTCCTGGCTGCCCTGACGACTTTATTGTAGGTGTTGCCCTGCCCTTAGTTGCACCATACACAAATGGCAGATTATTTGCCGGTATTGTGCCACCCTTAACACTCCATGCTCTTTTTGTTTTCAATGCATCTACTTCGGCTTGAGTAGTAGAAGCAGTAATATTGCCATTATTAACATTATAATAATATATTTGAGTACCCAGGGTTTTTGACCCTTCAGCTCTCTTTGTAAGTTTATATATGTTATGATCAGATGATAGCGGCCAAGGTTCTCCTGATTTGCTGTACCATCTTTTGCTTGTTTTCTCATAAGGAGAATAGTTCATCAATCCATGGTATCCTGCTCCACTCCTGTACTTAAAGTTGCTGACAGTTATATTCTTAGCCCAATTAGCATCAGGCCAAACCAGTGCTCCATCAATATATAGTTCTTCTACGGAAAATTCTTTTCCCGCATTTACCCATTTTATTGATGTTACATCTTTTCCAAGTGTAATTGTTTGGTTGGCCATGTATGTAAATTACACTTTTTTACTGAATATTAAAATTTAATTTTAGTATTATCGGTAATTTCCGTAGACTCTGGCTGTACAATTTTTTTAGCTGAAAAGCTGTTGGTTTCTTCTCCTCCAACATTTTCTTCGACTAAATTATTTGGGCTAATGATTGCAGACATAGCCTTAACAAGAATCTTGTCAGTTTCATCTATTGGTTCAAAATCTTTTTCGTTTTCAAAAATTTTTTGAATTGCTTTATATTCGTGATCACCTATTAGTAGTTCTACTCGTTTCATATTATATCCTCCTTTGATATTCCTAAAATTTTTGCTTTCCAGCTCTCCATGTTATCTAGTCTTTCAGCTTCATCTTCGACAAGCCTTTTCTGCATTTCAGCAAGTTTAACCATCTGCTGTCTTTCTTCTTCTATTTGAAAACTTCTCACAAGAGATAGTATGGATGCATTTTCTTTTTGTCTATTTTTTAATCTCTCAGATCTATCTCCGTTTAATTTTTTAATAAGAGATTCCATCCGTTTTTCACATTTATCGTACTCGTCCGTTTTAGACTTAAGAACTTCAGCTAACCTAACTGTCATATCTTGCTGATCTTGAACTTCATTAAACATTACATTTAATTTTTCTATGTGAGACGATATATTCTTAAGGTTAATATAATCGACGCATACATTAATATACAGATTAATCTCATCATTTGTTAGATCAGGCTTATCCCACGTAGCTCTTACGAATTCAGCCTCAAATAAGACTCTATCCTTTAAGTTGCTGTAGGTGCTTATGATTTGTATAAATCTAGGTGCTGAAAGTCTTTTTTTGAGTTGCTCGACACATTCGAGCTCTTCACGGTTTAATCTTTCTTCTTTTATCTCTTCTTGGCAGTGTTCATTGATCTTAGATATAGTAGTAGGAATTATCTTAGGGGGAACGTATTCCCTATTCACACCTGTTTCGCTTTCATGCACAAATGCGGGCTCATATTTCCTTAGAAATTCTAACACGCACAAATGATGCTTAGATAGTCTTTTTACACTAATGTCAGGAAAAAGGATTTCTGATATCTGGAAGGCACTTAGCCCATTCTCTGCCTGTGCTTTGATGAAATCGATCTGCTCTTCTGTTAAATTGATATCGTCTTGCTTGTCCCATGCAGTAGTTTCGTAGTCAAGATTTAATTGAGAAAGATATTTCTTTACGGCTCTGCCTTCTTTTGATCTACCGTCTAAATCTTCATTGTCGAAAACTTTTCTTGTTAAGCCTATAAGGCTTGGGTTCTCTTTAAAAGAATCTCTAATCAACTGTTTCTGCTGGTCTGTTAGTTTCATTTTATAGGGTGATATCTTCTTTTTCGATTATTTTTTCGGCCTTTTCTTTTATTATATTTTTTAAATTTTTTATCTGCTTATAGCCAGCCTTTCTGCCTGATTCAGAACTTTTAAATCCCATTTGTTTGGCGACTTCTTCATCTGGTAGATTCTTTACATAAAGAAGGTCAAATGCCTGCAATTGTCTTTTATTTAAAACCTTTTTAAGTGCTGATATCAAATTTTCTACAGATTCTTCAATTGGCTTAGCTAAATTATCAACACCGTCTTTAAGTTCATGTATATGTCCGTCAATAGGAACAGTTATTTTTATATTATATGCATGTTTTTTAGTATTGTTCCATTTTTTATACAAAGGACAAGTTGAGTCTTGAATTTTACTAGCAGTAAAAGAGCATCCATTTTGTTCTGCATCTTGATTAAAGGGGCAATTAAGGCATGGTCTAGCATAATTACTATAATAATTCCTTAATATATTTTTAAATTGATTTGATATAATTTTATTAAGCCATGGCTTTAATGGTCTTTCTTGATCCCATTGATCCCATTTCCTGAAAATATGTGTCCTTATAATTTGGCAGACATCATCAAAATCTATCCAATTAACTGATGTTAAAAACCAATTCTTTTTTCTCTTTTTAAGTTCTTGATCAATTTCTTTAGAGAAAAATTCATAAGGCTTGCTACCTTCTTCGTCTTGGTTGCTGCCCATCTTGTTTAAGATCTTCTATTGTGAGTTTTTTTAATGACAAATCGCCATAATCTACATCATACTGCAGCTTGCTTACATTTGGCACATGGGCATAGCTCGTGCTATCTCCATCGGAGATCTCGCCATCACCCGACGTAGTTCTTGCTGTTCTAGTTTTACTATGAGCTATTAAACCTAGGGGTTCCCCGCAACTCGAGCAAAATTTTGGCTTGGCTAATGAATATTCAACTTTGGATCCGCAGCTTGTACAATATGTTTTTTGCATATAATTATTATAATAATTAAAAGCAAAAATATCTAGTTTTATATTAAATAACCAGTCATTGTTCTAGCTTGCCGTCTCATAAAAGAATCAAGATCTTCTTTTGTATGGATATCTTTAAACATTTCCGCTATACAATTATTAGGTCTTTTTTTGACATAATCAAGCCCCAGTATACCTATAACTTTTCCTTCTAATGTTTTTAATGGCACATTATATATAGACTGAACTCCTTTTGACTCTAAAAGGTTCCTGAAAGATTGATCGTTTATTTTTCCTATATTAATATAAGTGTATTCCTTGCTTCTTAGTATCTCTTTTACATAATGGTTAAAATTAGAAACGAGATGATTTTGGGATTTTTCACATTCTTTACTTATTCCTTTTGCACATACTTCGTGAGTACAACTAAATCTTTGTTGACTTTTACCAGAAACATAATGCCCTCCATTATGGAATTGCATTACATATGCCCTGTCACAATTAGACACTTCAATCAAATATTCAAGGCTAACATAGACATTTTCACTATTCTCTGCATCTGATATAATAGGGTCTTTGTTTAATTTGTTTTTTCTTTCAAGAACTACTTTCCCCAAGTAGACTGAAACTATTGTTCCTATGCAGGTAATAAGTGATGCGATTATAGTAGAGAATTCTTCCATAAAAATATTTACACACTTTTTATTTTTTTAATTATATATTTTAATATTTTACTTCTTAATATGTCAGATTCTTTAAATCCAAAACAATGTATTCCTTTGCGAGAACTTTCTCCGTCATTAAATATATTATACATGTCAGAGAATCCACTTTTATGGCCTATGTCACTCTGCATGGTATCTCCGCATATGAAAAGTTTTGTATTTTCACCAATCCTGGTAATTAAGGTGACTAGTTCTTTGAAAGTGAAATTTTGAGATTCATCTGCAATTACAATTTTATCTTCCCAGCTTGCACCCCTAAGAAAATTTATAGGCATGGCAGATATCCTGCCGCTATTAAGTAATTCACCTCTTAAGGTATTGTTGTGAGGCAAAAGCTCGGTAAGCTTATCTTCTAGCGGTACCATATATGGGTTTATTTTCTCCTCTAAGGTGCCTGGTAGTGCTCCTAAGCCTTTATCTGCACTTTCTATTGCAGTTCTTACATAAAGCAATTCTAGGTCATTATAAGACTTAAGGCATTGCAGTGCTGAATATACTGCCATATAAGTTTTTGTGGAACCGGAGGGCCCTGAGACAAACATTACTTTAGTATCTTCGTGAGTGGCAAGTTCTGCAAATCTTTTCTGTCGATCTGTTAATGCCTTTCCCCTGATGATGAATTTAGATTTAACGCCGTTTTCCTTGATTTGTTCGGCGACTCTTTCAGAAATGATATTCTTTGACATATTATTATAATTGTTAGCCACAAAATTTGTGCTAATGTGTATATATATTATATGGCCAAAAACCAAAAAATAGAAATTTTAAATAAAATATCAAAATTAATGAGCTCCTATGCGGCTACCCAATGGCTAAAAAAACCATTAACTGAATTAGATGACAGAACGCCAGCTGAAATATTAGAAAAAGGCAGTAAGTCTGATTATAATAAGTTATTAAAAGTAATAAGCAAAATTAAAAAACAATGAAGTCTCATTTTTTAAACCCACCCCATGAAGTTTTTACATTTGTATCTCTAGATCAAGTGCAAACTCTTACAGGTTGGCAAAATGTAGTCGGTCATGCGGATTGGCTTGGTGCAGATAATTTAATAATTAGTGTTGATGTAGCAGATATCGATGATTTTAACCCCTCTTCAATTTCTGTAGAAGTTAGGGCATCAAGCTCGGAGGCTGTAATAGAGGTAGTTAATCTAGAAGGTCAAAAAGCTTTTTCCACAAAGCAGGTGCAGGCAGTGATTCCAATTAGTTCTTCTAATGGATTCCAATGGAGATTACAAAATCTTACCGGATCTATGCCTAAACTATCCTCTATTAAAATAATAGGGTATGTTGCTGAATTTGATTCTGACAGATATACATATGGTTCAAAAATAAGCCAGCTAGGTGTTGCTGAAGAAATTAAAAAAGATGATTTATTCGTAATATCAAGATCTAGTGCAGGCGGGAACTATGATGCATCTGGTCGCCCCGTCGGAGACAGGGTTTATGATGAATCTAAGTCAGTAAATCTTTATGATTTGAGACAAAGCCTTGGATTAGGAGCATTCGCTAAAATAGCAAATGCAGGAGGCCAAGACGGGCCTTATTTAAACTGCTCTGTCCAAGAAACTACTGATGGAGTTTTTGTGGTTACAACGAGTGGGGGACTTTTTCCTGAGCAGAAAGCAATAGTTTTAGCGTCTTCTAGTGGTACTAACGGAGCCCTGAATGGCGGTCATGTAGAGGTTGGTGACCCCGAATATGTTGCAACTACAATTGGTTTTGGGCCAGGAGCAAAAGCTTCCTTTGATGTAAAAGTAACTGTTAAGCAATGGGGGATTCCCTTTACCCCGCATTATGCCGTAACTGCAGCAGGTGGTGATGATAGAAAAGACGAATGGCATAATGGACTAAATAATTTTGCACTTATGGGCGACCCTCAAACTTACCAGCCCTCAGTTTTATGTATAGCAATACTTGGAGTTCCTCCTTCTGAATAAAATGAAAGAAATAAAATATTTTGCACATTCTGTTGGTGATGGTGTTTATATATCCAGGATACCTGAAGAAAATACTGAAGCTATTAATCTTGCTAAAAAAAATAATTATGTAGAGATCACCATGCCATTCTGCATGGATGATCCAAACCACATAGCTAGGTCAGCATGGAAACTTGTTGGAGATAAGATAGAAGTGGATCTAGATAGAGGGAAAGAGCTTTTTTTAAATCATTTGAGAAAAGTAAGAGATCAAAAGTTTAAAAAGTTGGATATAGAGCAATTAAAGGCTTTGGCTGTCGATGACAAGCAAAAAGTTAAAGATATAGAGGAAGAGAAAGCAGCCTTAAGGAATATGCCAAATAGCATCAATTGGGACATGGTCGAGACAGTCTACGATTTATTCCATGTAATGCCTCCAATTTTATTATAATGCATAAACAAATACCAATTGAATTTAATAATTATTTAAATTTAATTAGTAATAAATATTATAATAATTACCCGCCTCGCTACGCAGGCGATGCAAAAACACAAACTAGTTATGAATATTATTTACAAACTAGTACAAATATAGATACTGCAGAAGAAAGCGTATATAAACCAATTGGATTAAATCAAGAAGAAAAAATTAATATTATTAAATATATTTCTAATATATATCCAAAAGCTTCTATAACGCAGAGCGGAAATTTCTTTTACCCTGAAAACGGCTTTATGTCATGGCATACAAACATAAAAAGTCCGGGGCGAAGAATATATCTATCTTATACTGAAGAAGCAAATAAATCGGCTTTTAAATATATACAAAATAATAGAGAAGTTGTTTCTTTTGACTTTGTCGGCTGGAACATGCGCGAATTCCTCGTTTCGGAAGATAATCTGTTTTGGCATTGTGTATATACAGAAACCCCAAGAATGTCCATAGGATTTAGAGTATTTGATAATTTATTATGAAACACTTATGCATCAAGTCTTTATTCGGAAGAGACTGGTCCATAGGAGATAAACCTAAAGTTATATACTGCGAAAAACTTTACGGAAATTTAAAACAAAAAAAATACATTCAATTCAAAGACATATGCTGGGCATCCTCGCAGAATCCTGAGAGAAAAAAATTCGGACCAGGCAATACGATAAAACAAAGATACAAAGATGCTGATCTGTCATTTCCGCCTATAGTCGCAGATGGAGTTGAGAATCCCTGCGAAAGAAGATACAGAATGATAGATGGTTCACACAGAATGGCGAAAATGATATTAGATTACAATCTGGAAGGCGCCGAATTTTTTGTTATATCTAATAAACTATTTTACTCTTTACTTGAAGATGTATAAGTTATTTATTCTTTTTATTATACATGTATGTAAACTTATCATGCCAGTATTTAGAACTTATTCTTAATGCATCATTGCTTGTTCTTAAGTATTCTAATAAACTATTAAGTAATTCTATCTTTTCTTCTATAAACACAGAGTCGCTTTCATCCTTGATCTCCTGAAGTATGTCCTTAGTGAAATCAATATAGGGACAAGTGATATTAGGGATCTCTGGACTCTCTTTTTTATAGTCAGATAAAGTCTTCCGTGGCATATAGATATATACACAACAAAAAGGGGACTCTAATTAAAGAGCCGCCAAATTTTACTTTTTAGATTCTTTTTTCTTTTTAGAACCTTTTTGAGCTTTCTTTAAAGATTTTGGATCCGGATAATCTTTATCGCCTGGTTTTGCAGGTTTATAGTTTTTTCCTTCTCTCTTTTTCTTCTCACGGATATTATGCCAAAGACCTTTGCCTTTTGCATCAGACTTCTCTTCAGTCTTTTTATCAGATTTGTCTTCTTTTTTATTATCCTTTGACTTTTTGTCGTCTTTTGAATCGCCGCCTTTTTTCTTTAAAATAGCTTTTTTAATAGCATCTGGTAGCTTTTTTTCTTTTTCTGATAATTCTGATATAGATTCATCTAAAAAGTCAATCATACCTTCTTCTGTAGAGATTTCTCCTTTTGTTACTTTTGATACAGGTTTACTGCTCCACATCTTACAGGACCAGTATTTAGCTTTTGTCTTTGGTCCGGGGTTATCGCAGCCATGTCTCGCACGAAAACTTTTGCGGCGAGCAGGATCATCTCGCTTGATCGACATGTTGGGATCGCCGAAATTTACTTTAACGACATTTCCTTTTTCATTCTTTACATAAACAGAAAACTTTTTGGGGCCTCCTGATGTCCTGAATGGTTTATTAAGTTTTTTGCCCGATTTTTTTTCTTCAGCCCAAGCTTCTTCCGTTATAGCCTCTTCAAAGCCTTGCTGTTCAGCTAATGCTTTTTTGATTTGATCTGTGAAATCTAATTCTTTCATGTTATATTATATACACTTTTTATTAATAATTATTTAATATTTTTTAATAATTAAAGCAACTCCACCATAAAGTTACTGTTATAGTAATAATTAATAGTATTTCTATGGCTGTACTTATGTTCATTTATATATTATTATAATATCAATTTTACCTTTTTTAAATTGCACCCCCCGGATTTTTTTCGCATAAGCAATTATATATACTATTTTCAATCTGTGGAGAATTAGAAAAAGGCCCCCCCACCGATATCTAGCACACAGCTATTTGCGAAAATTCAAAAAACTGCGGGGGGTATTTTGTGAATAACTTTACAAAAAAAAGTTTGCAATTTACTAAAAACTAGGCTAGTTTATATATATATGAATAAGACAATTAGAATAGAAGTTCGACAATGGTCGAGACACATCAACGTTGCAATCTTTGACTTGGTCAGAGGTGGCTTGCCTAGGGTTCGCTCCTCTTCTAGTCAATCGCATCTCAATCGCATTTTGCGCGAAGAAAATGCAAATGCCCTAAATGTCGAGCTGATTCACATAAATAAAGTTTGACTTTTAACCTTTAATCCTTTAGATTCTATATATATGACAAAAACAACAAAATTCAAAAAGGGCGACGTTCTCCTCTCACGAGATAACAAAGTCTTTCAATTCATTCAAGCCACCAAGCACGACACACTTGGCACTATAGCAATGGTTCGCCCATATCGCACTAATCATAAGGTAGGTATCCGTTTTCAGGATGTGAAACTTCACCCTCTCTTTGCATAATGATTTTACAAATATGTACCATTGTCATAATCACTTTAATTCTAATAAACAAGGAAAATCAAAATGCGTAAAGTAACTCAACTAATCAAGGACGCCTTCGAGCAAGGCAAATCGTTAAAAGTAGACAATACCGAGACAGACGGGCAAATCGTTTGGCTACATGGTAATGCCATTATCAAGCGCGATGGTTGGGGCGTGGTCGAGTGGTCACTCGCAGGGTGGAACACAAGCACCACACGCGAACGCATCAACGGCATTCTAGGCGTGGGCGTGCATCAGGTCAAATTCGAGCCTGTCCTAAATGGTGAGGTAATTGACTCATCCGATTGGCACTTCTGTAACCAAAAGTTGCCCGATCCTCTTGTGGTCTAAGTTGGCGCGGTACTTGAACGCCGCCTCCCTAAGTCGCTGACAGTCAGGCACTTAGGCGGGCCGGCCGGCCTAAGTACTTGATAATCAAGGACTTATGACAAAATGAAAAAAAAGTAAAAAAAAGTTTGCAATTAGCTCTTTTATGTGCGATATTGTTAGTATGTTAGATAAGAAAATAAAACAATTCATTCAAGACAATGGTCTTGAGCGCATCCAAGCAAGCCCAATGTCCGAGGCTTTTGACCTTTGGGAATGCCCAGGAGGTCATGTTTGGACTTTCGAGATGATCAAGCAAGCAGTAAATTAAATCTTTTTTTTCTTGCAATTACCTCAAAAATAGCTTACTTTATACTTATGTTAAATCAATCAAATAGAAATGTTCCAACTCGCAGAGTCGAGTTTCAAAATGTACAAATAAGAGTCACTGCAAGGTTTCAAGACGATCCTAGTATAGTCAAGACCCAAGGCTTGCGCTTCTCTGCTGACCTAGATCAGGAGCTAGATCATGCCTTTCTCAAGTCCCATGCTGATATGGTTTTTAAGTTTTGGGACATCTTGGATGTCGAGCTTGTTCACTCTTTCGTAGACTCAACCGATCAATACCTATACTAATATGATAAAAGAAATACAAGAAAAAATCCGTAGATCGCACGAACGCATCGCAGACTGGAACGCTCTGCGCGGCACCTGCAAGATGGGTGCGGGATATGTGGACATTCAGTTACAATGGGAGCATGATCGGCTTTCCCGATTAGAGCGTAAGCTTGATTCCCTAATCTCTTCACTATAAAACAACTTATGTATATACTAAAATCCATTCTCAACCAAGCGGGCGCCGTTTGGGTAGTTGAAAGCATCGCCATGCGCAAGCGTGACGCCGAGCGCCTTTATCGTAGGCGACAGGCTGAGGGTAACGGATCGCACCGATACGGGCTATTCAAGGCTTAATCCCATAAGTCGTTGACTGTCAAGGGTTTAGGGAGGCCGGCCCTCCTAACCCGTTGGTTATCAATGACTTATGCTAGATGCTTTGCATCTCACCCTCTACATTAATGTGCTCTTTCTTATTAGCCTTAGCTAGGCGTGTAGCCAGGCGAATTGCTTTACTCTTCCGATCAAGCTCATCAATGAACTCGCCAAAAGCGAAGACTTGAAAGAATTTACTGAAATTAGGATTTTGTTTAATTGTTATCATACTAAGAATATAAGATCTTTTTCTGAGAAAGTCAAATAAAAAGTAAAGTTTTTTGTGCCGTAAGCTGTTGACAGTCAAGGGCTTAGGAGGCCCGGCCCGCCCAAGTCGTTGATATTCAACGACTTAGGCTACAGCGCGCAGCGCGGGTCCGGCGGGCCCTTTATTTGGCTAACTTACATTTATCTCTAAAATGTGTTGACATAGGCCCGCAATACCCTTATGTTATATATATGGAAAACGAAAATGATTCACTCGCCCGCCTCGCCCATGCCAACGGCATCACTGATGTCGAGTTTGAAGCTCAAGAGAAAGAGCTTGCCCGTCTTGCTCGTCTTGACAAAATACTCGCTGATGTCAGGAATAGCGACGAGGCTGCCGAAATGCCAGAAGTACACCGCAACCATGAAGAGCCTAGCTTCGACCGATACCAGGACTATGACTATGGCTACCATGACCAGTACGACTTCTAACATAAGTCTTTAATAGTCAGGCACTTAGGCGGGCCGGCCCGCATAAGTCGTTGATATTCAACGACTTATGGGCTTTCCTAAACTAGGTCGTAGTATCTCGGAGAATAGTCAACCTCACACTCGTTTCGTTCGATGTCAAGCTCAATACCCTCGAGCTGAGCCTTAGCCTCTTCGAGTAAATCTTCAGGTGGGTTGATTGGAAATCCATTTTTACCAAATGCTTCAATACTCTCGATTTGGTCGAAATATCCAACCACATTAATTGCCGAAACTTGATCGCCATACAATTCTTCAACTTCGTCTCTCCAGAATGAGCAGGTTAGGATCATCTCAGAGATCTCGGCATTATCGATTGAAACGAAGAAAAGATCTTCGCTTTTGTCTATGTCGTCTATGTTAATTTTATTCATACCTTAATGTAGCGCTGATCGCCTCCTATGTCAAGTCTTTTTTACTTTGTTGTAAGTTGTTGATATTCAAGAGCTTAGGAGGCCCGGCCTGCCTAAGTCGTTGATATTCAACGACTTACGGCAAGCCTTTGAGGCGGGGGGTTGGGGTAATGGTCTTATTTATCAATATTTGGCTCATCGCCAAATATGTCTCTATGCATTATGTAAAAAACTACTGCCCAGGAAATACAAAGATATAATTCTAAAATCATGAGTAAACCCCTTTCATCTGATCTGAGATTCCAATATCCTCATCTTCTTCGTCAACCTCTTCGGCTGAATCGGTAAAGAGGAATTGAGATTCATCTTCTACATCTTCGCGCTGAGTATTGAGAAGCCCGTGTTCGGTAAACACTTGCTCTGTTTTTACCTCAGCGATGAAATCCTCAACTGACTGAGATGGCGCGATTGTTTGTGAGTTTGCTACTGCTTTAGCGATAACTGCGATTCTTTGTTCTTCTGTCATAATAGTAATATAGTTTAGTTGTTATAATTAGTCAAGGTCTAATTCGTCACGAAAATCTTTTCTTAACTTCCTAAGAAGATCAACCCAAGCATCTCCGTCAAGTTGGGCATCTCTCATGTGCTTGCTAATTTGGGCAGGAGATTGACCTGCGAGAACATCATCGCCAATACCGAGAGGAATCATGTCTGTATCTCCTTCTTTCCACATTGCAACTTCGTACTCGTTATCGTCAACATGACCATAAAGACCATGCCCGTCAAGAGTGTTTGCTACAACTGAAATAGTTGTACCGCCCATGTTTAATTGAGCCATAACTGCCTTCGGGCAAGAAGGATGAGTATGGAAAGCGAGATTATCGAAGTTAAGTAATTGCTGTTTTGCTATCATATAAACACAATAACCTAGTAACCTAATAATTGCAAGAAAAAAGTTTAACTAAATTGCATTTTGTCGTAAGTCGTTAATAGTCAAGCACTTGGGAGGCCCGGCCCGCCTAAGTCGTTGATAGTCAATGACTTAGGTCTTCTTTTAAAACAAAGATTCTGCCCCCTGCATAGCTAGTCTTATTTGTCATGTCTACGAATAAGCCCGATTTTACATTTTGAAGAAGTGTATCAAAACTTATCTTATGCTCGCCTTTATGTGGTTGCTCCGACTCGTCACATTCTAAGATGGCGACTTTACTATCTCGCCCGATTGTGGTAAGTATCCAACTCATGCCATTGAATTGTGCATAGATTCGTAAAACCCTTTGTCTACACTTCCGTTATCCTTTCGAACTTCAAACTCAAGACATTCGGCAGGGTAAACATGGCAAGGCTCATCAGCACCATTTTGCTTTATATACCAAGTGGGTGGATTTTGTGGCTGAACTAGCAACCCAATGAAACCATACTCAACGAAATACTTGAGGATAGTTGAGCGACCAATACCATTGATCTTGACGTTAACTTCTGATCCTACGGCAGGAATGGGTTTGTCTGACCCCCATGCTAGTTTCTCGAACTCGGTGTAGGAATTTACGGATTGTTCTACTTTTTCGTGCATAATAGTATTCTCTCAGTTTTGTTCTGTATTGTCAAGACTTTTTAAGATCTTCCTCCATGCAGATTTAATATCTTCCATGAATTCGTTGGTTGCCATTTCGGGATATATATGGCTTATGTCTTCAGGTTCGTAAACATTAACCACATCAAAAACTGCTTTTAATTCTTGTTCAGTTAAGTTATCCATTTTTCTTTGCCTCCTCGTTTTGTGCATCTACAATCTTTGCAAGTCGAACGAGTTCTGCCCTCGCTTCTCTTTTTCCTGTGAAGGATGCGCTTTCATTTTCAAGGACTGCCATGTATATCTTAACACAAGCCTCCCAAGTTGGTGTGATGTCTATTGTTTCCATAATTAGTATGATTGTATAACGATTCCTCCATTTGCTAGTTCTAAGACCATTGTCTGATCTCTTAAATAGTCAAGAGCATAATCGTCCTCTTCGTCTTCATCTTCTGCTACGTACTCATAATCTTGCTTCCACTCTTCGAGACTTTCGTACTCTGTGAAGTCACAGCAGATGGCGATAGGGTCAAGTTCCATATCGGGGTTAACCTCCTCAAGCATCTCGAATAGAGCTTTTCTACCTGCTACTGAGAAGTTGGTTGCTCTGTTGACTTGGTCAAAAGAATTGATAAAATCCCACTCTGTAATTGTTTTAATCATAAGTATATAATGACAGAACAAGGGCATTGTGACAAGAAAAAAATGCACCTAAATCGCATTTTGTTGTAAGCCCTTGACTGCCAAGTACTTAGGCGGGCCGGCCCGCCTAACTCGTTGGATATCAACGACTTAGTAGCCTAACCAAATCAAGACTTTTTGTGCATCATATTCTTCATGCTCGCCCACATCAGCGAAGAACTCTATGATGTCTTCGTTTGAAGTGATCCCGTGCCTTGCTAATTCTTGCAATGCTCGATCTCTCGTTATAGTTAAATCTTCGGCTGAATCGTAATAGTCCATTATGAATTTATACCTTCTTTAACGAATCCTGTCAAATCTTTTTTCGCAAGACCCTTTTCGATAAGCCCCACGACAACACCTTGATTGTCAAGGAATCGCAAGTCCGATTCGTCGCCATTGACAACTTTATATCCGTGCCAAGTTTCAGGTAATTGGTTACGAAAGACAACCGCAACATTGCCACCCATTGCAAGAACCATTTTACATTTTTCTTCATTATGCTCTGAGCAAGAAAAAGTTAAGTGATAATTGGAAGGAAATTTTTCTCCTTTAATAAAGGGCTTGCCAAGAAAGTTGCACATTCTCTTGAATGACTTGGTATAATCATAAAATTGAGTTTTGCCGTGCTTCTCGAAAATAGTCACGCCATCTTCATTGACAATATCTTCCCATGCAATATCGCTTGTAAGGTTAGGTCGAAAGACTGCTTGCAAGCTCTTTTTACTTGCTGACTTAATTGTAGAAGTAATTTCTTTTGATAGTTTTCCAAGAAAGTCAAACCTTTCCTCAAAGAATAGCTTTGTCTTTGCAATGCGCGAATCTTGAACAGAATTCATTTGCCCACGACCTGCCGTATTCAAACAAGCCATTGTGCAACCTTTGGAGCGCCATTGGCAAACCTCATAGCCTGACAAATTGGCGGGAGCTAAATGTATGCCTTTAGTTAAGTATCCAAATGCCTCGCCCTTAGTGATCTTGGCATTTCCTGAAGTGAGTAATGTTTGTTTAATCATAATAGAATAATAGTTGAATTGTTTGGTTTATGCAAGCGCAAAAATCAAATCTTCGAAAAAATCCGGTTCTAAGGAAAACTCACTAGTGAAGGCGTGTTCCCACTCGAAGGGATCTCCGCCTGTTGCGATATCTTCGGACATCTCACGGAAAAAAGTTGCGGTTTGGTGAATAGCGTCTTCACGGGAAAGCCCGTCACGCTCCATAAGTATCTGTACTATTCTTTTCATATATACATAGTAAACTAACCGGCTAACTAAGGCAAGAAAAAAGTTGAGCTAAATTGCATTTTGTTGTAAGTTGTTGATTGTCAAGCATTTAGGCGGGCCGGCCCGCCTAAGTTGTTGGTTAGCAGATACTTACGGCACAAAAAAATAAAAAAAAATTTAAATAAATATTGACATCTGCCCCCTCATCCTATACTATATATATTATAAACAATAACACTAACGAAAGGAAAATTATGTCACTACTACCACAAGAACTACTCGAATCAGCAGTCAGAATGAAAATCGGTAAAGCCGCGTATAGCGTCGAAGACCTCAACAGATATGTTGGTCAAGTCATTCTCACTCTAGCTGAAGGTCACGATATTCTCGGATCAAAGCAAGTTGCTGACGCGGTTAAATCAGTCGCAAAAGCTGAGTGCGAAAAAGATCACGGAAAGACTGCCGTATCTTGGGTTGACTATGCCGAAGAGTATGGCGAGGATACTCCTGCCAGAAATGCTTTCTGCTTTCAGTCTCTTAATCAGTTGAGCTTAGAGAGGTCTTAATCTCTCAAAAGCCCCTAAGTCCTTGGTAGTCAAGGGCTTAGGCGGGCCAGGCCTCCTAAGTCGTTGATGGTCAGTAGTTTAGTCCCGACCTTTGTTTAATATCGATAAGACATCGCCTTTTGATTCCTTGATTTCTTTTTTAAGCTCATTGGCTAAAAAATTTGCGCGGGCACGGGTTTTAGCATTATCTACGACTTTGCCTAAAAGTCTAATATCGAACCATTCGTTAAAGTTAGGGTTTCTGCTTATAGTTATCATATTATAATAGTCGCACATTTATGTGGGTATTGCAAGACTTTTTTTTAGTTTTTTTACTATGTAAGTCATTGGTGCTCAGGCATTTAGGCGGGCCGGCCCGCCTAAGTCGTTGAATATCAACGACTTATGAAATAATCATGGCATAAAAAAACCCTCCCTGTCAGCAAGGGAGGGTCTTATTTGGCGTCAAGCCTTTTCTATTAGAAAGGCTCGACTTCCTCGTAAATGTCGGCAGGTACTTCACCATCGACATTACCAAGGACATTCTCAGATGTGGCAACTTCTGCCACTTCAACTAACTCAGCATTCTCAATCATCAACTCATCCATATTAAAGTTGACCTCTCCATCTAAAACAGAGTGGAGGGCATCAGAGCGAGAGGGCAAGGCAACTAGATTGCCCTTATACACTTCGGTGAAAGCATTGTAAAGAGAGTTAACATTGCGATCCCAAAATTCGGGATGATCAGAAGATTCCCATTGATTGACCACGTCAATGATCTTGGACTTAGGTAAAGCGCCTGCCTTGCAAGCACGAATGACAATGTCATTGACTTGAGCATTGGTAAGCTCAATTTGCTTGTAGGCATCAATGCGCTGATCTTGACCATGCCAAAATCCGAACAATTTACCCAATGCACGATTGATCATAAAATCAAGATCGTTAAGGATGTTGCGAGTGTGGCGACGTGCCAACTTGATCGTGTTAGTGAAAATAAGGTTATCGCAAACAAATGGTGCATCACCTGCGCAAAGTCCTGCAGGGAAAGTCTTGTCGTGAGAGTTGCGAATTCCTACAACACAACCACGATCAGATTCAGCACGATTTGGATGATCGACTGCGAACAAGCCAAAGTAATGTTGGTTTGCTCTTGCAAGCGAATGAACCTCATCTTGAATAGTGAAGCCCTGCTCACCTAAGAAATTTTTGGTGCGATTAACTACCTCATGATGAGATATAGGTTGATAAGAAACGGCACGCTCGCCATTAGCATTTTCTTTCTTGCGAAACTCGACAGGTGGAGTTGGTACTCCAACTACTTGATCAAAGTCTACGAGAGTGCGATTGCCTCCACAAATGCTGAGGTTAACAGATTTGCGAGGAGAGTTAGTGGTATTTTCTGATTGATTCATAGTTATAATAATATAGTAATTTAAGGTTTAGTCAAGGTTTAATTGCGAGAAAAATCATCTCTGTTTTGCTGAAGCGCATCCCAAGCATTCGCGCGAGATGCCATTTCCTTGAAGGTTGAGCCAATAATGGCTAACATCAATAATGATTCTTCATCCATGTCAGCTTCGTTTGGCTTAATGAGGTTATCGAAAATCCAGCCCATGCTCATTTCCATAGCTTCTTCTGCATTGATTGATTGGTCTTCTGAGTAGTCGGAATTAATATTCATATCTTTTTTTGTGTTTGAGTTTTCTGTCTAAGATTTTATTCTTGAGTTTAAAAGGGCGAGCCTTAGTGAAAAGGATCGTTTTTCTTATCTTGATTTCCCTCGTTTTCATATAAGAATAGTAACGCAGTTTTGACAAAAGCACAAGAAAAAAATGACGTTTAAATGCATTTTGTTGTAAGTTGTTGATAATCAACGACTTGCGCGGGCCGGCCTGCCTAAGTCGTTGATATGCAATGAGTTACGAAAACATTGGGCTAAAAAAAAGACCCTCCCCGTCAGCAAGGGAGGGCCTTATTTGGGTCCGCCTTATTTAGCTATGAAGCTTTTGTAGGCGGTAAAGTTTTTGGAGCAAGTAATTATGCTCCCGTTTTAATGCATAGTAGGCCGGAGTATTCTCTCCGTAGATCTCCTTGCATGCTAATTTGTACCCTAGGCTCCGAAGCTCTTCTTGTAATGTTGCCATAATTTTTATCCTTTTACTAAGCTAACGATTCTATCGTAGCGGAATGAACGAACAGCATCACGGTTGTAGCAATGTGCTCTAAAGCCCGCCACTTGCAGTCCTTGTCTGCTGTTGCCGAATTCGTTAGAATGTCGTGGTTTTGATATAGTATACATGGCAGTATTGCCGTTCTTGGTGGTGTAGACCAAGCTGTATACAGGGTTAAACAGTCTAGCAATTTTAACTAGTAACTTTTTCATCTTCATTTATCTCCTCGATTGGGTTTATGTTGTAATGATTGTAAATAGCGCAAGCTTCGTCCGCGCTATCACAACCATAAGAAATGATATCTCTACCAAAGTATGGGTGGTAGTTGTCGTTGTTTTCCTCGAAGTAAACTTCCCATTGCTCGGTTTCTTCATTGTAGGTAGGCAAATCCATGGGCTTGCCTACGCAGAGAGCTTCTATATAATTGTTCATGATTATAATAATAGACTACTTGGTTGTTGGTGTCAAGAGTGTTTTGAATTTTTCTATGAAATGTATAACGGCAAGAGCTTCTTCTCCACTTATCTTACCTTGACTCCACATCTCTCTAGCTTCATCATCTAATTGTCGTGCTACTTTTTCTATCTTAGTCATTTTAACAAGGGATTGGTGAGTCTTCGTCTGTGTGAATAGTTATGCAAAAATGATCTGCTAACTCTTTGATCATCGTATCTTTATTGAAATAATTATAAGCAAAAGTTAAAAGTTGCTCTTGCTCTTCTCCCGTATGCCCGTCTCTGAGTTCATCGTATATCTCAAAGATGTTCATGTTCCAATTCCAACCTTCTACTCGTGATTCGATTTGTGCTTTAGTCATTTTTAACATCCTTGATAATTTGTTCTAGTTGTTCGAGTACGGACTTCTTGTTACCTTTGAGTCCAAGCTCGGCTTTTACGATTGCATATGCTGATTGACCTCTTCTCTTCATTCCAAGGCACTCTAGCTTGAGTGCGGACTTGAGACTAAGAAGTCTAAACATTGCGATTTGTTGTGGTGTTTCTAATGTTATCATGTTATATAATATAGACTAGTTGTAGGTTGTTGTCAAACTTTTTTTGTCATTTTATTCCTAAAACTTCTTTAAGTTGACCTAGGTTTTTTGCTGTAAGGAAAACTTCACGTGCCCAATCACCCAACTGCTCTTCTTCGTGAATTCGTTGGGCAATGTCGCAAGCAATGCAAACTTCTCGCTGCCTCATTCCCCACTTGATAACTAATGGCATCTGTGGAAAATGCTTAGCAAGTTCTTTGAGTTGCTCGGAGTCAACGAAACCCCAATGATCTATGATATCTCTTAATAATTTCATGGTATGTATGCTGTTACTTTGTTGTGTGTTAATAAAACTTCGTCCGCATAGTATACAAACTTTTCGGTGTCTTTGTCAACAAAAGTTTCATACTTGTATGGGTTATATGTTACTTCGGTAGCAGATCTGTCAGTGTTGACATTTTCTGCATCCTGGAGGTAACCTTTAACAAATGCATGGACATTCTTGCGCTTCTCACGAAGAACTTTTTGCCTGCCTTTGATATCTACATGAAAATAGCAGTCCCACAATCCGATAGCTTCATCTTGTGGGATGTGAGCCTTAACTAGCCCGTGTTGTTTAACACTCCAACAATCTTTGTGGAGATTCTTGTAGACATAGACGGGGCGATTCTTTTTGATCGTGTATCTTGGGTCGTGTTGGTTTCTCTTAATCATATCTATACTATGACGTATAAAGAGTGTTAGCGCAAGAAAAAAGTGCATCTAAGTTGCATTTTGTTATAACTACCTGATAATCAGGCATTTAGGAGGGCCGGGCCGCCTAAGTCGTTGATAGTCAAGGACTTACGAAACTGTCAAGCACAAAAAAAAACCCTCTCCCGAAGGAGAGGGTACAACAATAACGGCATCTAGCTCATGCCACAACAAAAATATTATTTAACTATTATTTATTTATAATTCATTTAGAATTTAACTTAATTTTTTTTCTTTATTGATTATAATTAGTGCAATGCTTATAGCTAGTAGTACTTGGATAATTAACATATATTGTATTCATTTTTATGATTGGTTAAATTTGCAGCACACAAAGGGTAACTGCTTAAGTAAGATAGTAATCGATTTATGTCATGAAGTCAAACCAATAACCCTCCCCTTGGAGAAAAATAATAAAAACCAAGAGGAGGGTCGGTGGTTCGCAGGGAACAAAAGGAAAGTCCCTGCTGGACAGAAAAAGGTGTGGGAAGGGATTACTGTATACCCTCGACTTTTCGGGATGAACATCAGTTCATGGTGTACCTACTTTGCACTACAAATTAGACATGGTATTAGTCATTCGACTCATCAGATTAGACCTGCCGACCCCACCACAGGGAATTTGCATACCTTAGCCCGCTCATCACAGGCTTGCTCAGTCACCCACAGGAGGGGGATATCTCCCTCTCCAAAGTGTTTAAAATGTAAAAGATCAAAATTTTGGGCTATTTTATTTAGTTGAGTATGCCCTTCTCAATCTTAACTATATATATAATACTATATAAACTGCGTTTTGTCAAGTTATTTATTTAACTTTTTTAATTCTACTAAAATTTCTTGTATACTATTATACTTACTAGAAGACGCCATACTTAATTCTCCGTTAGTCTTTTCCGTAAGATGCAATAGGTCTTGTGCATATTCATCTAGTTTAGCCAATTTAATATCAATAATTTCTTTATCAGTTAATTCGGCATACAACTCTTGATTGGTTGCAAACATACTAACTTTTTTGTTTAGTGGAGTTATTAGTTCCATATTATGCTACCCCCTTTGCTTTTTTATTAAATAGAATTTTTTGTAATTTTAAATCGGCTTCTCTTTGTTGTGCCATTATTCCTTCTGTCGCCTCATTGTATCCTAAGAACCTGCGAGTGAAGGCGAATGGATCTTTGCCTTTTACTTTATTCATTACCGATGTTGCTCTTGCGCATTTTGCTATGTTTGCCATTGTTTTATCCTTTGTTAGTGGTTAATATGATACAAGTATAGTATCCTCGCTATCATTTGTCAACACTTTTCTATCCCAAGTTAAACAAGTTCCACAAAAGTCACCTCGCCAGGATGGGTTGTCTGCGAGACAAAAGGGACAAATTTTTCCATGAATTATTTGGCTCTTGGGGCTACAACTTTGGAATAGTATTATTGTTATTATTAAGAAAAATTTCATTTGTAATTAAAAGAGTTTTGGGGTGTTCAATGAAGGAGGAAACAAAAAGAAAACTCCTTGTCCAAGGTCGTCCCTGTGGCTCTATGCCCCCAAAAATTATTTAGTTGAAAAAGGATTACTATTATTTTGCGCGATCCGTTTATCTTCCATTGGATCATTTAAATAATATTGATTAGTAAATATATCTTTTACATTTTGTCCATTATTTGTCATTTTATTCAAATCTTTTTTAATGTCATCTATTACATTCTCCACTACATCTAGTGCATCCTGCTTCGTGCATTTTTCGCCTGTTAGCTTATTTACTAAGCCCTCGTCATTATTCAAATCTTTTTTCATTCTATTTATTTCGGCGCGAATTGCTAGAATTTCATCAAGTTTTTTATTAATATCTTTTGTTATGCTCATGGTTATTATATTACTATATATTTGTTTATTTGTCAAGCTCAAGTGTATAATATTATATGGCAGATGAGGATGATGATCTTAAAAAAGCAGTAGAACAATGCGAAAGCAAGGGTTCAAGATTCGCAGTAAAGGCTTGTATAGAAAAAATTAAAAGGCAATATAAATTTAGTAAATTATTTATTGAAGAAATTAAATTATTAAAAGGTGAAGCTACTGATACTCATCGTCCTAGCTTTACCATACGACATTCAACTAAATTGGATGTATTTTATATTTATGTTGATTATGAGGGTTACGGATTAATGAGCATAGGCATACCTATTGGCAATCTTAATAGCTTAGAGTATGATGAGATAGGGGAAGATGATTGGGTATTTGAATCTCTCGAAGCACAAAATCAATTAGGCATTGATATTAATACTACTAAATCTAAAACACAATTAACAGGTTGTATAAATAGAGCAATGTTTAAAGCCCGAAGATAAATACTATAAATATTTTTCTTTATTAAATGGGGGGCAAAGACAAATTAAGTTATTTGGGATGTCTTCAATAGGTTCGCAGATTAAAACAGGATGTACCCCTGTAACATAGTCTGCCTCATACCATTGTACATCATTTAATAAGTGTGTCGGCTCTATATTTTTGTTTATTTGACCAAAAATTTTTTCAAATTCGTTTGCCATGCACGACTCAACAAAGTCAATGCTCGCTCTTCCTAGGTCATCCATACCACTTTTATCGAATTCATCGTAATTTATCATAACTATAAAATAAACTAAAATAAACTAAAAGTCAATATTATTTGCAAAAAAATTAAAAAACCGCGCAAAAACAATTAAAATTTATTAAAATTATTTGGGGCTATTTGTTTAAATTTTCTTCGTTATTATTTGTATAACTAGGGAATCCGAATTTATTTCTATTAATTTTTTTATTAATTATTTCGGGCGATTCACTTGTTTTTTTATTTAATTTATTTGAAAATAACTTTTTAAAATTTGTTTTTAATTTGTTTATTACTTGCTTGTTCATTTATTTTTGGCAATTTGATTTGTTTAATTTAATAAAATTTTTGATATAATTAAAAAAGCCACATCGCAATTCAATCATTTAAACCATTAACAATAATGATATAAGGCTTATATTATCTGTTATTTGTATTATATTCATTATGTATTGTATGTATATGTATTGTATTCTTTGTATTGAATTGAGTATTGAATCAAATTATTAATCGAATTATATTTTAATAGCCCCGAAATTGTTATTTATCGTGCAATTTTCTTTTATTAATTATTGGTAAAACCTTATCTGAACTATGTCCATCTTTATTCTTATCCTTATTTGCTTGTCTTATTAATCTCTCACTAAGGATTTGCTCTTGAATATCTTTATCTGATCCATAGATAGGCTTATTAGCCTCGTAGATGGGCTTATCAATCTCTTTGCGAGTGTCAGTAATGTCGGACACTACCTTGTACTTTGAAACCCTAAGTTTCTGAAAGTTGCAATCAGTAGGAACGCTAACTGCATCTGATGGATCAAATTCAACAACAAGTAATTTGCCGTCTGATCCCGCCCATTCGTTAGCGTAATCGTAACTACCCACATGAAGACCAAAAGAACAATGATGATCCTTGTTGTCATCTACACATCTACGAGCAACTTCAATCGTTGCACCAACTTCATTGAGAATTTGATGCCTACCATTAGTCTCGCCTTGCAATACGATTGTATCTGCATTACCTGTTTGTGACCAATAATCTCCTTGAACTCCCTTATACCCCAATACTTTTCCTTCGGGAGTATTTGGCAGAGATTTATAACTCAAGAAAGAATACAATTCATTTACAGAATTTGCACTTGGATTGGATTGCAAGCGAGTAATAAAGTTTACAAGAGGAGCAGAATCTTTCATTCCACTACGAAGCATTTCTAGCAACTTGTCAACCACAACTCCATGCAGACGATGACCTTTGTAATAAACAACTTCGTCACGCACTTCGATGTCTCCTTCGACAAAGTTTTCGACTGACTTTTTGATGTCAATGAGATCGCCAAGATCATCATATCTTGCATCAAATAATGCCTTGCGTACAAGTTGAAAATTTGGATGGTCACTACGAAGAGTGTATGGCTTGCCATCCCAAAAGATCGTTACTGAATTTTCGCTTAATGTATATGGTACTTTTTTCATTATTTTATCGAATTAATATGAGCAATCCTAGTTTTCATAGTCTCTAAATTATTGAATTCGTCATCTATTTTGTAGTTCTTGATTGGAACATAAATAAGTTGACCATCCCAATTACCATCAACCGAAGAAGCATCATCTTCAACAGAGCTGAACATCATCAGAAGGCATTTTTCCAATAATCGGCATTTTTGTAAACATGCACGATCAGTATTCAAAATGAACAAAGGAATGTTTGCGCGACTACCATTTGATTTGCGAACTCCACTTCTTTGAGGCTTTTCTTTCTCAACATTAGAAGTGTACGAATATGCTTTTTATCAACCTTAAATTGAATTCCATTCATTATCAACACTGATTCTGTGCAGAACTAGATTGACAATTTAAATATAAACACCTTTTAGGTCTTCATCTTGATTCATCAAAGTGCGAACTCTCAAGATTATTACCATGAGAAGATTCTAAATCTTGAATCATGAACAAGATAATTGTCTTGACAAATTACGCTCTAGTTCTCTTTTTGAGAACGAATCTTGAATCCGTTACGAGAATCAGAATCAGATTCTTTCCAAGAATGAGTAATGAATAAATCATCTTGCCAACTGATAATCTCTATGAAAATCGGGTGAATCTATTTTGATACCTTTCCACTCAAAGAATTCTCAAAAACATTTCTCAAGTTATATGGCATAGCATTGACAATTTTTGCGTAATTGCGTTTTGCATCCCATAGATCATCTGAATCAGCAAGTTTTTCTTTTGCAATTTCTTGAATCTCTTCAACTGCAACGAAGAAGACTTGCAACAATTTTTTGTTGAGTAGTTTTGTTGTACTCTAGTGATTCACGACTATGATGCAATTTTACAGAACCAAGAGGCACAGCGAAGATAAAATCCATCCATCGACAAAATATTATTGACAATGACTTGATCTTTTGTCATCTTTGACAAATTTTGTATTGACATTTATCGAGATCTATCGAGTGGATAAGCTACTCTACCCATAATAACATGAGCATTCATGATCTTGAATAATGTAATCCGAATTCTCGTGGCTTGCAAAAAAACCATTCGTCATTTTTACTCTCAAGAATTTTTTCTTCATTTTTATAAAGTCATCTTCAACCCCAATAAATTTAGGCATCTCTTCGAGGAAAGAATCTGAAAGAAATTTTTAGTGATTTTCTGAAATCATCTTATCACCATCTGCAACTGCAACTTCAATGCACAAACCTGTTGGTTCATTGCTAGGTTCTTCATGCAACTGAACGATCTTAGTATCATCATCTTCATCGACAAAAATATTGTATGAAGTTTTATTCCACCATGATAAGAAACGCAAGTAAAATTGTCACCATAAGAAAGTGGCGCAAATTTACCAATACCAAAAGCACCAATATAATTGTTGCTAGTTCTCTTGGTTGACTTACCATACTTAGAGTAAAGACCAAATACATCTTCTTTGCTAAGTCCACCCCCGAAATCACGAACCGAAAATGTTGGATTCATGCTAGTAGGCAACTTGACTTCAATTTGCGACTTGAATTTGCTTCAAGGTTTGCATCAAGAGCATTGGCGCTAATTTCTCGCACAACTGCAAGACGAGTGTTAGAGTAATTGTTTCGTAGTAAAGATGCGACATAACGCATATCTTCTGCATCAATCGTGCAGTTGACTTGAATCGAAATCGTGACTGATTGAACTACTCTCTTAGATTTATTTTCTGTGATTATCATTTTCCTTGTGTGTTTGAATTAAATTATGATTGTAACTATGAAATGATGTTTTTTGATAATGTCAATACTTTTTTTCAATTATTTTGATCCACCATTAATATCCTCTAATCTATTATGCTCTACTTCTCTAAGTTTACTTGAATTAATTTCTTTTTGAATTAAATCATGTATGTTTGTAGTATCTTCTATTGCAGTCTTAAAATACATATCAATAAGATCAGCAACTTGATCTACGCATGAGTACAATCGGTAATTATCTCCACCATTTTGTGGAACTTTAAATTTAATTTCTTCTGTTATATAATTCATGTCAATATACTAGACCTGTTGTTAGACGTTGTCAAGACTTAAATTCATGTAATCGGTTAAAGGTAAATCATCTTCCTTGTGTTCTATCGCCACATTAATCTTAGGAAAATTTTTGTCAGTAAAAATAAATCTAACAGGTTGACCTTTTTTAAGATCAGAAATTTCTTGATCAGTTACCCCTAGAGAGATGCTATATTCTTTATTTATTGGATTCATTGTTGATTGTCTTATGCAACCCTCGATGATGCTATACCCTTTGACAGAACTCATTGAGGTAAATTCCTTCTTCGACTAACTCATCTTCGGTAAACTCCATAGGTTCTTCCCATTCTTCATCGTGCAAGAAGTAAGTACCTGTGTAGGTATCGTAATATTGATCTCCACCATTTTGTGGGACTTCAAACTGAATTTTCTTCGTGTTATGTAATTCATATTCAGTACAATAAACGATCAAAAAGATTCTGTCAAGATTAAATCTCCACTTTCCCACATATCCCAATGAGATTCATAAGCATGATCCCAATCTTCATACTCTCCATTTGCTACGGAAATGGTTGCCTCTCTTTGGATTAACTCGTCATCAATTTCTTCCCAATTAAAATCGAGAGACATTTGATCTTTGTGGTAAACTATTTCTTCTATTTCGTTTTTCGATAGTTTTACTCGTATTTATCACATTAAATTTGTCTAAATATGATTCAGATAAATGCTCGAAGCATTTTTTGTAGATTGTAACAATATTTGCACTCTTCGTAAAGCTTTTCAGTTAAATCCATATAGTCATTTCCATCGTTCCATAGTTTCGATGCAACACTCAATCGCAGGTTGTCATGCATTCAAGAAATGAACCAAGGCACTCCATTTGAATGTCATTAATATCTTCTCTTAGTTACTCCTCATTGTCAAGCCCCAATTCTTTTACATTGGTGTTCAAAAAATCCACTATCTTGGTCTAATCGTCTTCGGTAAATATAGGTCCTCTGCCACATATTCTTGCAATTCATGCAAGGACATAAGTGCCTGTGAAATTATCGTAGCAAAATATTGCTTCATAGTTATCATCTTCGTATATGTCCATTTATGCAATCTCCAATCTATAAAATCCATTCTAGTATTTGCTCTACTTCGTGTCAAGAGTTTCAAGACCATTCGTAATCGTCAATTAAACCTTCTACGAATGTAATTCTGTACATCCTTGCCAAATATAAAAAGTAGGTTGATCTTCCTAAGTTGCTCCACCTTCCATCATTGCATCTGTCGATGCCTCAAGTTAGTTTCGCATTGATAACCGACTCATTTATTAGTGGCTCAACATATCCAATATTTGTTACTTACATATTTCATAATTCTAAATTTGCAGTTATTGTTACATCTAATACTCCATGATTAACTGCACTTTCAACACGATAACCTTTGGTCGACTTAATTTGTCAATGATAGAATGTCTATGATTCCAAATATCTTTATCCCATCCACTATAGTCGCAAGTAGAAAATGATGATGACCTGTTTCAGCTACTTCTATCTGCATGATAGGTAATGTTTTTATTTAATTTTTCTTTTAATTCATTCATTTTATATATTCTCTTTCTTGTAAGTATTCTTTAAAATTAACTTTAAACTCACTTAGCCAATGTGGATCGACTGCACATTCTGCAAGTATCTCCCAAGGATCACCTAAATAATTGTCAATGTCAACATCAAAATAAAATTTTATTTGATCTGCCAAGGACATATCTTTTATCCACTCTTCGTATGTTGGTAATTTTTCATGTCGTTATTCAAGTTCATTTTGCATGATATGTCAAGCATTTTTATTGTGTTTAGTTGATAAAAAGTTAGTATTTATATATCGTTAAACAATTATTTTGCATCTTTTATAATGCTTTTGCTTGTGTTCTACCTGCTCCATCCATCTGCATTCTAAGAATACTTGATTGACCTTTGCGAGCAGTAGCTTGCTTGGCATACTCAAATGAGCTTGGATCACTAAAGGTTTGCATAACCATAGTAGATTTGTCAAGATAGACATTAAGACCCTTCTTGGGGATTGAATTTGCAATCTTCTCTGCACTTGCGATTGATTGCTCTATGCTTGCTAAAAATGCTTCTGATGTATTCATAAGAGTAAAGATTAAATGTTTTTTTCGGTATTGTCAAGATTTTTTTAAAAAAAATGGACGCATGGATCAGAATCGAACGCATGATGAATGGGAGTTTTGCAGACTCCTGCCTTACCACTTGGCTACCATGCGAAAATTTACCACCAACTATTATAATAAACTTTTTTTCCTTTTGAATTGCTTTGCAAGCATCTATAATAAATTGTAAATCTTTTTCTCTGTAATAATAATCTCCCTCTTTAGGTTTATTACCATCATCATCTTCCCAATTAAAAGAATCATTACCAAAAAAGAATCCACCTGTTTCGGGCATAGTCTTATTTGTGACACTCTCGAAAAGGTCTTCAAGATCACTAAATTCTAGCTCAACAGGAACACAATTAAATTCGCCCATACCACTAGAATCTAAATCATTTAAATCTCCTTCGTATGGTCTACCTTTTGATTCCCAAAGGTCTTCCATAAATCCATGCAAGCGATTGTGTTTTCTCCAATCAGCAAGAGATTCTTCTTCTCCGTTTTCGTCTACTGCAAATGCGTACATATCTAATCCCATAATATTTTCTCCTTAATTAATATATCCTAGTTTGTTTTAAATTATAATTCATTTTGCCCATTTGGACAATCACTTTGTAATTAACTTGATTTTTTCCTTCTTCAGTTAAATCTTGAAAATTTTTATATTGTTCTTTAGTCCACTTGTCAAAGGCATCTTCTACTACTTTTGGCATTAGTTTTGGGTCTACCTTATCCATTCTGTTCCAAATATATGTCATATCAATATCCTAGTATAAGTTTAAGCGTATGTCAAGGATTTATTTTTAGTTTTGAAGACTAATATCCTATTGCACTTAGGGCAAATATATCTACGACCTTTGCTCATTCTATGTTTACCCCAAGTATGCCCACAACAAGTGCTTGAATATTTGTAATGATTATTAGGATATTCAACAATACCTTGATGAATCCTGTTTGGTTTTGCACCGATCTTTCTGCACATTTGTTTCCAAAGAACACCATGACCTGTGCCTTTTTTACCATACTTCAAAAAAGATAAAGCATGAGCGATTTCATGTAGAATTGTATCTTCAACTTCTTTTTCGTTATTTAATTCGACATACCATTTAGATAATGTAATTTTTTCTTCCATATAATGACATCGACCAAGACTACTTTTACAATCCTCAAACTCAAAATACCAAAGTTTGTCCATGAGTCCATGTTCTTCCATGTGAAGAAGGCAAAGTGTTTCTGCATCTGTTATATTCATACTATAACAATAAAACAAAATTTAAACTATGTCAAGGGCTTTTTTTTCGTAAAAAGACTTTTTAACTAATTTAACATAACTTTCAAGAGCATCAATATGTTGATTGCGAGATAGTTCATCAGTTTCTTTTAATTCATTAATTTTTTCTTTGAATAAAGTTATTAGTTCTAAAGCGAAATCATCTCTTCCATCTTGAAAACCTTCATCGTAATCATCCATTATTGGCATATTTAATTATCTCTCCATTTAAATTTAATTCTCTTTCAATTTCTTTAGCTATATTTTCACCAACAGATATTTCGTGATCCTTTGATAAAGTATTTAATAATTCAACTAAATTTTTTCCTGTTTTTCCCCTGCCTTCTTCTCCTGTTAAAAATAAATTGTCAGCAGTTACAAGCATAAGATCATCTAATTTAATGATGATATGATTGATTGCATCTGTGCTACCTCTTATTCCTAATTTAATTTTCATAATTTATTTATCGTGTAATTTTCTTTTCTTAACTACTCTTTCTATTGGTGGAAACCTTCCATAATTACCCATACCATCGTAATCTACATCATCTCCAAGGCGAACTAATATATCTTTATTTATTTCAATCAATTCGTCTATTTGTGCGACTGATAATTTAGGTTTCTTATCTTTCCTAAATAATCGAGGCAATCTTTTTACAAAATTAATAATCGTTCTCATGTACTTCGTTTTCCATTTCTTTTTTAATTGCACCATATATTTCATGGAGAAAATCTTTTTTAATGTTATATAAATTAGATTTACCTACTTTATATATATCTTCACCTTCGTTATTTGATATTTGCCTGTCAATATCTCTTACTGCATACAATGCCATGCTGAATCCATGCCTTGCTCCACTATTAAATTCATCATGTGCCATCTTTAATTAACTCCAATAATATTTTTTTTATTTTATTTTGATTATTAAATATATTATTTGCTAATGAATTTATTTGATCGTCACTTAATTCATCATCTATTTCGTAAAGCAAATTTTGTATTTGTGTTTCTGTAATCATTAGTCAGAATCTATACTAGTAATAATTAAAAGAAAAAGCAAGACTAAAACGCATCCACCGATAACACTTATCGCATAAAATACATCGGGTAAACTCTCTAATAGTTTCATGCTACCATTAACTCTTGATAATCAAACTCACCATTCTTCGCAGGAACGAGAACTTCAACAAGAAAGTTTCTAACTGATTCGGTTATTTGAATTAACTCTTGAAATTCTTGAAATGCCATAGAGTTTGCATCACCTTGTCCACCATAGCACATACGATAACCTTCTTCTATTGGTGCTACATTGCCATTAGGTTTTGTAATCCAATTATTTGTCTTTGGGCATCTTATCCACTCGTAAGGAGAATGAAAAGAATTTAGGTAAATTAAAATGTCAAGTGAACCCACTTGGTTTCCAACACTATCTTTTCTTGGTGAGCAATCAATGAAATCAATATTGGCAGATGGAAAATCACTATTCATGTCTTTGAGTTGAACCATAACACCTTTATATTTTTCTCTGCTATAATAAGTATGATTACCATGTCCAACTATTGCTTTTCCACCTGTGCGTTGACACATTTTTGTATCACGATCACCTTTGCTAGTCCAAGACAAAATATTATCTTCGGGCATCAACTTTTTAATAAGTCGATTGCTCTTAAAAATAATTTGATTGGGATTCCAAGTTTTCCAATTTACTCTTTGTGTTTCAAAATAATTTCTCATATCTGTTTTTGTTAGAATTTATATTATGTTATAAGTCTGACACTATATTGATAGAATGTCAAGAACTTTTTTCATCTTGCCCTCTTTCTTTTATTCTAGTAAGATTATATTCAGCTTCATTAAGGTAAGAATAACTATTTAAAAATTCTTCTTTACTTAAATTATTAAAGTCTCTCATCTTTTCTTCGTCATTACAAAAATCAGTATATTTAACTTTTTTAAAATCAGCTTTTGGATTCTTGTCGAAAGTAAAATCGGTTGGCAAATGATTCCAAAATTCCTCAACGATTTCACACGCTTTTAAGATTCTTAAATGCTCATCTGTTCTTTCTCCAAGAGCAGAGACTTCTGCCTCGTCTACTACGATTCCTAGTGCTTCTTTAAAATTCATTAATTTGTCTCCCAATTTTTTAATTCACCGAAAATTTGTTCCCATTCTTCTCTTATTTCAATATCGGGAATATTATCTAATCCTTCAAATCCATCTATTAAAAATTCAATCATTTGACTAACACTCATGTTCATTGCCTCTTGTTCGGCAAGATCATGTCTCATTTCGTCAATAGTAGGATTGCCTTCTCTAAGTTCTCTTTGTGTGGTTCTCATATTTATTATTCTTCGTTTTGTGTTCCAACTACGAGTAGCTTAATATCTTTTCCTGTGTCTGTCAAGTGAAAAACATCAAGTGCGACTTCATAAACTTCACCATCTTGGGGTTGAATAGAAATCCAAGCACAATTCTGACCTTCATCAGAATTAACTACATCCCATTCGTGTTCAAGTAATCTAGCTTTTTGATATTTAGTTAGTTTCATCTAATTTCTCCCATTGTTCGTGAAATTCATCAATTTTATTTTCCAAATTTCTAATATATTTATAATTGTGAGGTTCTTTATTTTCTATATAATCTAATTCTATTTCAAGATGTCTAATAGCTTTTTTAATATCAGTTATTTCTTGTTGAACTTCTTCTTCTTTAAGTAAACCTTGTAGTGCTTTTTTATTCATAGGGAATTTCCATGTTCATCGTCAGAATAAATTCTGTCAGTCATAGGGGCGAAAACTTTATTTAATGCAGTTGATTGCATTGATGGTTTTATTTCATCAACATAAGTAATATTATAATCAGAATCTCTAAGTGTCGATTCGATACTTAATTCTCTTACAATTTCTTCAGCTTCTTCTTCGGAATTAGCTTCGACTTCAAAACTATTATAAATTTTTATTCCAACTTGATATTTCATTTTAAATGACCTTGCCTGTTATTATCTATCTCTGCTTGGGTAAACCATTTGTATTCTGTGTTAATTAATTCATCTACATTGCATGGATGATACCCCATGCTGACAAGTAAACCCTTAAATGTATCTGCCATACTCTCTACATCCATATCGTCATCAACTTCAACGCTATAAGTTTTATTATAATTAGTTATTGTTATTTTCATTTTTAAATTTACTGCCCCAATGCAATGGTTCATCATCATCTAAATCACAAGCAATTTCTATGTTAGAAACATTATGCCATGCTTCGTCTGCGTAGGTACTTCCATCTTTATTTAGACTTGGTCTTTTGAATCTTTTATTGCAATTCTTTTGGATGTGCCTATCAATGATTTCAATATCATCTTCTATGCAAGATAAGCGATGTCTGAGATCAAAATTTTCTTTAATTAATCTTTCTAAATTATCTTTAGTTATTTGTTGTTCTATTTCTTTCATATAAGTATAAGTTGAATCTTTTTTTTGTTCGGCTAAAGTCATGTTTACTGAATCCTCGTAAGTGGGATAATCGTCTCCTATAATTTCTTTCATTATGCTATCTCCAATCTATAATATTCGTTCTCTATTAAATCATTATCACTTAAAGAGTCAAGACCTAAATATTGTTCGTAAACTTCACGAATATATTTAAGGCTTTTCCCTACATAAAAAGAAGCACCATAATCGGGAGCAGAAAGACCATTCTCTCTGTCTATTTTAATAATAGTGTCTAACATTTTTTGTGGCTCAATATTCCATATTTTTCTTACTTTCATGCTTAAATCCTATATTAGATATTTAAATATGTCAAGAGTTTTTTAATGGAGTCTTAATCTTTTTTCCATCAACACTAATCTCTCCTCTGATGTATGCACCAAAGTCATCATTATTTAAGTGAGATGTATCGGGTGGAACAACACCAAACTCTCCACCTATGCCTAGTAGTTTTGCTCTATCATTGAGCCTCTTATTCATCTGCTCTTTTAATTGGAACATTTTTTCTACAAGGTCTTCAATGAGAGGATACCCTGCCAACTCAAAAAGGCGAGTGTCTAATCCACTCTCAACTTCAAACAAACTATCTATTTTTTGTGCTCTCTTCGTATTTTATTCATTTTCTTTTATTTTTTCATTTATTGCTTCTTCGCAAAGTTCATTAAATGTAATATTTTTTTCATGTGCGAATATGCATATACTTTAACAACTCTTCTTCGGGGAAGTCAAGGTCAATCGTTTCATATTTTACTTTCGTTAATAATAAATCCATCGTCTTGTTCTGAGAAATTTTAAGTTCATCACCTTCTTCCCATCCTAAGTCTCTTTAATAACATCATCGGGCAAACGAAAATATAATTCACCATCAAAACTTTCTTTAACTTCTAATTCTGATACTTTCATTTTAATTCCATAGAATCTTCTTCTGATTCTTTTTCTTGTTCTTCTACAGAAACTAACTTCAGCATTTTGTTTCCATGCTTTACTTATCTCCCAATCAGCTTCCATTTCATCAAAAGCCCTACTGACTGCATCA